ATTTATAAAGCACAGAAACCAGTTAACTGTACGACTGATAATTATGATTTGGTTAAGAAAAATCTTAATGCTAAATTTGGTGAAGTTGGTGTGATGCGATGGGTGAGTAGTGAGCAAACTACAGTGGAAGTTCTAGCAAATCTAGATACAGGCACTACAACAATTCTAGAATATCTACATGTAAGCAAAGCGACTTGTTTTTTATCTCCTGGAGAAGGACTAGAAGTTAACACTAATGTTCTGGTTAAACCTACTAAGGGTATACCTACTTCTTATTAGAATATCTTTTACCATAAAAGTACTTGACAAATCTTGTCAACTAGTGTATAAATAAGATTACAGTTTGTTGATACAATCTGAATGACGGACAGGACGTGGGTGCGATACCCACCGCCTCCACCATAAACACACGGGAGCAGTCTACGATGGAAAAATTCTTTTTGAGATTTAAGTGGTATAGAAATTATGTTGAGAATGCTGAGAAGAAGAGAATTAAATATCTTGGACTTTAGTGTGTTTATGATGGGGGCGAAATAGGATCGACTGACGTAGATAAGAAAGAGTAGAACTGTCGGGTGACTGCGTAATTGGTCAAACACTACAAAGGCAAACGATAACTTTGCACATACAGAGTACGCCTTAGCGGCATAATCTGTGGGGTTGGTCACTTACCTTGCAACAGAAAAGTGACACTTTTACCATAATTAGTCTTGACAAACATAGAAAGTTATAGTATACTGTATTCTATGATTAAATATATTGCACCATTTCTTTTACTTGCATCAAGCGCATTTGCTGAAGAAGTAAAACCACCTGAGACAAATTCTAGAACATGTCTTGCTAACAACATATATCACGAAGCGAAATCACAATCTACTGCAGGACAAATAGCAGTAGGTCTTGTTGTTATCAATCGTGTGCGTGATAGTAGATTTCCTAACACGATTTGCGGGGTTGTATATCAAGCACAATATTCAAAGTGGTGGAAAGAAGAAAAAGGTAAAGATGTTCCTAGAAAACATAAATGTCAGTTCTCTTGGTTCTGCGATGGTAAACCAGAAATCATTACTAACATTGAACATTATCAACAAATACTAAGATTAGTGAGTAGAATACTGACTAACAGATATGCTGGTATGATTGAGGGTGCCACACACTATCATGCCACTTACGTTAACCCTAAATGGAATAAAGAAAAAACAAGAATAGGAAGAATTGATGACCACATTTTTTATAGATGGGATTAGAACATGAATGATGATATTATAGACCTAGAAAAGGTTGTTGAACCTATGACCCCAAAAAGGTTCTCTTTGATTGTTGAGAGGATAGTCAGAGAAAAAGAACTTAACTATATGGATGCAATTCTACATTATTGTGAAGAGCATCAACTTGAACCTGAAGACATTCGCAAGTATGTCTCGCGAACTCTAAAAGAGAAGGTAGAAGTAACTGCACAGGAACTGAACTATCTTCCTAAGACAGCGGTATTGCCTATATGATTTTAAAGTATCAATTTTCAGAAACTAAAAGAGTACTTGATGATGCTACCATTTCAAAGATAATTCAAATGGGCAATGATAATATTGAACCTGCGAAAATTGATGGTACAGAAGAGGCGATAGAAGGTCATAGAAAAAGTTCTATTGCTTGGTTCAAAAGAAATCAACAAACAGAATTTATGTTTGGTCCAATACTTAATATGATTTATATGGAGAACGTAAATAATAATTGGAACTTTGATTATGATATGATTGAAGATTTACAGTTCACAAAGTATGAAGGTTCTAAGAAACAACATTATGATTGGCACGCCGACCAGAGAAGCACACCTTACACAGATGATGAGTTATATGGTAAAATTAGAAAGATTAGTTTTTCTATTATTCTTAACACAGACTACGAAGGTGGTAACTTTGAATTTGAAGTAGGTGCGCCACATGAAAAAGAACGCACTATTACCTTGACACCTAAGTTAGGATGTGCTATAGTGTTCCCTAGTTTTATGTTTCATAGAGTAACTCCCGTAACAGAGGGTACTCGTTATAGTTTAGTAGGATGGATATGCGGCAAACCTTTCGTATGAATGAATTCGATGCTTTTAATGTGTACCTTGCTTTCAAGTTACATTTCACAACAGATAGATATGATATCACCAAGACTAGAGGTGCAGTCAAAACAAAGAATGAGACCTTCTATAAAAGAAGTGACCAATTCAATTTTATTAAACTAGCAAAAGAGTTTAATGATGATGAGTTGCCGAAGTTCTTGATTGCTAATCATGTTGACGGTAATAGATGGGGTGGTGCTTTCATTTACGAAGAGGCACTACAAGTCTATAATAAATGGAAAGGTCGCCTTCAGAGTTTAACAAAGAACCTTGAGAATGACCTAGAAGAGATTTGTTCAGAACTTACTTATGAGGAAGTAAATAAGTTTGACAAATGCTTTGTAGTAAAAGATGAGCAACATCCTCTGCTACTACAAATGTACAGTCGCGGAGATGTAACAATCGAAACGATGCTGATACTAGACAGTATTAATAATTATTTGTCATATTGGGACAAGACACTGAAAGATGATTTCTTTTGGAAAGAAGAACGGCGAAAGTTAATCAAGTACCGTCCTTTTCTTGATTTTGATGTTGACAAATACAAGGCAATAGTGTATAGTAGAACAACAAAATATGACGAAACTGGTGTCTAGTCGTATAAATAGTCTTATACATTATGAAATACTGTGGATAAGATAAACTTATAAAACGCAAATACAACGCAATACAACATATACGAGGTAATATAAATGAGTAATTTTGCACAACTAAAAAAGTCTAACGACAACCTTTCACGTTTACTTGGCGAAGTCGAAAAAGTAAACTCCCCACAACAAAGCAACAACAGCAATAACGATGACCGCTTCTGGCGTCCTGAGTTAGATAAGTCTGGTAATGGTTATGCTGTCATTCGTTTTCTTCCAGAGAGCGATGGTGAAGAACTACCATGGGTTCGCTTGTTCAATCATGGGTTTCAAGGTCCTACTGGTAAGTGGTATATTGAGAACTCTCTAACTACCCTTAACGAGAAAGACCCTGTGGCAGAGTATAACTCTGTACTGTGGAACTCTGGTACAGAAGCAAACAAAGACATTGCGCGAAAGCAAAAGCGCCGTCTATCTTACATTGCTAATGTTCTAGTAGTATCTGATCCAAAGCATCCTGAGAATGAGGGTCAAGTCAAACTGTTCAAATTTGGTAAGAAAATCTTTGATAAGATTATGGACCAGATGAAACCACAGTTTGAAGATGAGACACCTATCAATCCTTTTGATCCTTGGAAAGGTACTAACTTCAAACTGAAAATTCGTAAAGTAGAGGGATTTACTAATTACGATAAATCAGAATTCGATAGCGCATCTGGACTCTTTGAGGGTGACGATAGCAAAATCGAAGCACTGTGGAAAACACAGTATAAACTGCAAGAGTTTCTTGCACCTTCTAATTTCAAATCATATGATGAGTTGAAAGCGAAACTTGACTTGGTACTAAATGCATCTGCAGATGTTCCAAGTTATACACCTTCTGCACCTGTTAAGCAACAGACTGTAGAAGAAACTGCACCTTGGGTGGTAGAAGAGAAATCTACACCTCAAGTTGCAACAACAGAGACTTCAACCGCTGACGATGAAGATGACGAAGCAATGAGTTACTTCAGTAAATTAGCATCAGAAGACTAGACAATAAGTAGAAAGTAGTGGAAGTTATTCCTTTATGAAGTACTCGCCTTATACTAGTTTGGTCTACTCATGTAGGTACTCATAAAAAATTAATAGTGAAAGTGGGGGTTATCAGAAATGATAACCCCTTTTCTTTTATAAATAGTAGTGCAACTTGAGTTGAACTTTCCTAATACAGCATAGCATGATATATGATACGCAGAAATAGGAGGTATCATCAAAATGCTTGCAGAACTCGCGCTGGCATCAGCGGCATTTAATACAGTCAAAGAATTTAT